ATTGAGAGATTTATCTTAGCTCACAATGCTTTATTAGCGGTTGATGAGTCAACAACTATTAAAAACCCCAAAGCACAGCGTACCAAGAACCTATTAAAATTAGCGATTAATACTAAATACCGTCGAATTTTAACAGGTTTCCCTGTTACGCGATCTCCTTTAGATTTATATAGTCAATGTTCTTTCTTGTCTCCACAACTATTGGGACATGCTTCGTACTATTCTTTTCAAAATAGATACGCACAACTAATCAATAGGAAAATGGGAACTAGATCATTTAGACAGGTTGTTGGTTATCAGAATTTAGAAGAACTTACAACAGCATTAGATTCTTTTTCATACAGGGTTTTAAAGAAAGAATGTTTAGACCTCCCCGATAAAATATATCAACGTAGGGAAGTGGAATTAACTCCTGAACAAAGGAAAGTTTATAAAGAACTTAAAGAGTATGCTATGGCGGAGTTGGAATCTCACGAAACGGTTAGTGTTACTTCTGTTCTTACTCAAATACTTAGGCTACATCAAGTAGTCTGCGGTTTTGTCAAACACGACAACGGCGAAGAAGTAGAAATTAAAAACAACCGTTTAGATGAATTAATTGATATTTTACAAGAAGTACAAGGCAAAACTATTATTTGGGCAAACTATCAATACGATATTAAACGCATATTAAAGACACTTCACAACATAACAGGAGTTAATAGTGTAGCTACTTATTACGGAGAAACACCTGACGAAGAACGACAAGAAATAATTCGTCGTTTTCAGGATCCTAATTCAGAACTACAGTATTTAATCAGTAACGTTCAAACAGGGGGTTATGGTATTACTTTGACAGCAGCGAGTAATGTTATTTATTACTCTAACAACTATGATTTAGAAAAACGTTTACAGTCAGAGGATCGTGCACACCGTATAGGTCAAGACAATAAAGTTACTTATATTGATTTAGTGGCTAAAGGAACTGTTGATGAAAAGATTGTAAAAGCTTTACGCAACAAACTTAATTTAGCTCAAGAAGTTCTTGGCGATGAGAAGTGGAAAGATTGGATAGGCTAAAGCATCTTAAACTTCATAACATCATCTATAGCTTTATTTCTAGCTTTTATCTCATCATCAATAGTATCTATGACTCGACTAGTAAAATCTATTGTTTTGTCTTTATCAGAAACAGCTCTACCCGTTTGACCGTGTAACTTAGCCATAGCCTCAGCTAATCCTTGTTCTTGTATCTCAGGTTTTTGTAGATTTTCCATAATCATCTGTCTTAATACGTCTGTGTCTGAAATAGTTCCACCATTTTCTCTATATAGATAACGACCGTCTTTAGCGGGGACAGGAGCACTTTCCGCACTTGATATTAATAATTGTTTAGCTGTGTCTAAGATAGCTACTGCTGTTGCTATATCTCCCTGTGCTCTACCTACAACCGCTTCCGCTAACGCCATTGAATCTTGTTCAATAGACATGCCTCCTTCCTCAGGCATGGGGGCTTCTTGTGGAGGCATTCCTCCCGCAGGAGGCATGGGGGCTTGCTCAGCCATTGTTGGTGGCATGGGGGGAGTTGAAGGAGGAAGCATAGGGGTACCTCCTCCTCCTTGTGGTTGAGGCATAGGGACATCTGGTCTACCTCCTGCCATCATAATATTTGTTAAGTCTTCTATTCCTGCCATTATTATCTCCTTGGTCTAAATCCTCTTTGAAAGATTTGGGTTGTTAGTGTATCTTGTTGTGGGGTTGTTGGCAACTGACCTATACCTTTATTTAAAGGACTGTTGCTCAAATACATTCCATGTTTAGCTCCATAAGCTATGGGTCGAAACTCAGGAGAAACTTTTAATTCTTCCTCTCTAGTAGGCTGTATTATAGGCGGTCTTTTATTATCTTCGGGAGGAGGAATAATTTGTGGTAATGGGGGTGGTCTTGTAAATCCAGGAGCCTGTCCAAACCTATCTGCACTCATTGCTTTTAATAAAGGCTCTGTTCCGCTTTCTGTTGAATACGGTGTATAAGGATTTTTTAGTCCCTTACCTGTGTATATGTTGATTGGTCCTGTAGGGTCTTGAGGCGGCGGCGGAGGCGGCGGAGGCGGCGGAGGCGGCGGAGGCGGAGTATCGTCTATAGGAGGATTAGCTATCCTACCGTCATCCCATGGAGGTTCAAAGCCATACTCTCCGTTACCTGCAACTCCCTCAAACACATCAGCATAAACATTAGTGTTGGCAGGTGGTGTTGGTAGATCAATGACCGCATTAGGAGGACCTTGCTCAATAGAAAATCTTTCCTCATTAAATACATCTTTTTTAAAATCAGGAAGAATACCAACACTCGGTAAAGAAGCGATCCCTTGCTCTGCTTCCGTAGCCATTATATTTTTATAATCCGCTACATCAGCCTCATACTGATCCGTCGCATTATTAAGTGCTTCGTTAGCATCTTTTCTTAATGCAACTGCGTCTGTTAAAGCAGGAGTTATACCCTCATCTGGTTGAGACGAAGCAGTCATTCCTTCTATTTGTTCTTGAAGATCTCTTATCATCTCTCTAAGACCTGAATCATCATATTCAGAAATGCTTCCTATTCCTTGTTGGTTTTGAGCGATCAAATCTCTAATTTCACTATCATCATATTGAGGAATTTGAGGAATATCCCCTATCATTTGTCTTAATTCTGAATCATCATATCCAGGAATGTTCCCTATTAAATCTTTGTTAGCTTGTATTTGTTGTTGTAAACCAGACGGATCAAATTCAGGTATTTCTCTGCCTTCAAGTGCTGATAATCTATCCCTCACTCCAGAATCATCATAGCTAGGTATATTAGATATACGATCACTCAATCCAGCAATACCCGCTTGTAACTGTGATGGATCGAATTCAGGTATTTCTCTACTTTCAAGGTCTAAAAGTCTATTTTGCAAAGCTGAATCGTCATATCCAGGAATGTTTGCTATCATTTCTCTTAATTCTGAATCATCATATCCAGGAATGCTCCCTATCATTTCTCTTAATTCTGAATCGTCATAAGTCATTGGAGTATTGTACATCCTAATAGATGGGCTATCTTCCATTAACCTTCCGATCCCTCCCTTCACTCTAATCACCATTTAGTTAGCTCCTACTAATTCTTGCATTTCTGTCCACATATCCTTGTTTTCTGGATTTCTTTGTTTCTTTTCTACAGTGTCGTAATATTGTAATTCGTCTCCGATATCTTGCAGTGTTCCAGAAGGGTCTCGACCTGTGGCTAAGCCATAAGACGTGAAAAAACGAATCATACTTTTCATACTTTCTCTGCCTCGCATCATATTCATTACTCGATTAAAAACGTCTTGATCTAATAACATCTCTCCTAGTAGTGTTTTTGAATTGTTTGATTGTCTGTTTGTAAGAGCCGTTATTCGTCTACCTGTTTGGGTTAATGGAGCAATTAACATTCTTTGTAAAAACCTAGCTCCCTCTATATTTGAACCTAAACCATATTCCCCTGCTTGCAGTTCTTTAATAATTTTTTCAGACGGTTCTGCTCCCAATTCTCTTTGAACCATACTATTTAACACTTTTAGATTTTTTATAAACTCAGGTCCTTCTTTCCCTAATAAAGGGTTCATAAAACTTTCAAAAGTTAATCGCTCACCTACAACATCTTCGGGACCAAAACCGTCAGTTAATAATCTATTTAAGTCGTCCGCCTCAAGCGCCCAACCGCCCCCTCTTCTCGGTTTTATCATGTTTTGCATAACATATCTTTTAGTAACTTGAGCGATTTGTTTTTGTAGTTCAGGGTTATCTTTTACTAAATTTCTTAAATACTCAACATCTTCTAAAACACGCCCAGATTGTTTTGTAGTTCTTCCTGTCGCTAATATACTTTCAACAATATTAGTTACTCTTTTATCAGGATCTACCGTAGCTAAACCAAAACGCGCTTCTATCCTTGCTATGTCTGTTTCTATATTATCTAAGGTTTTTATAACCTTATCATTAAAAGATTTCACAGTTCCGAAGCGAGACGTAAACTTCTCTTCTCCAAAAACTGATTTTAACGTTCCTTCGTGATCTTTAATAAATTGCCTGTAATCTTTAGCTATTTGGAACGGTGTTTTATTAGGCGCATCTAAAACTTCTCGTTGTATGTGTGCTGTCAAACCCTCTTGTAACTGTAAAACCTCATCAGAACCTTCTTTTTCTAATACTTTCATTAAATCAGTCATAGGAGTGTTTGTTCTACTGCCTTTTGCTGTTGTGTTAAATACATACTCAGCAATCTTTTCAGGTCGCTGCTGCTGTATGATTGATCGTATAGCCTCACTGTTAGAAAGTCTTAAAGCTTCGGTTTGATTTTTCCAAGCAGCTATTAAATCTTCTCCATAGTCATTTGCTCTCATCCAATCTCTTAATGCTTTAGTTTGAGTAATCTTTATTCCTGATTCCGCAGAAGCTCCTTCTTTTAGAAGTTGATTCATTTGTTTTTCTAATCCGCGTTCAAGCCCTCTTGCATATTTTGCTATTCCTTTTTTATGTTCAGGTAAATTACTAGCAAAATCATTTAATGCAACTCTAGCATCGTTTAATTCTTGTAAAGTAAAACTAGGGGATTCAAATTGTCCTTTTTTCCCTATTCCTCTTAATCTATTTAAGATGGATTTAGCTCCTGTTGGTAGTTGTTGGAATAAACTATCAACAGCTTCATCCCCATCAATACTTTTGAAAAGTTTAGTGGCGTCTCCTTTGTTAGCGCTTAACCAATCTTGAGTGGGTTTTCTTGTATAGCCCGCTCCTGTTTTTAGATTAGTGTACCGTTCATTACTTAACGCTTTTTGCCAATCTTCGTTAAACGGTTTAACATATGATTTTCTAATCTCATTTAATCTGGTTTGGAATCTCTCAAATATAGGACCACTAGACGCTTCTGGATTATCTACTTGTTTAATTATCGCGCCAGCAGCAGCGGCATCTTCCGCCCCGCCTACTTGTAATCTTACTTTATCGATCATCTCATAAGCTTCGTCAGTAAAAGCGTCTATATCTTTTTGTGCTAATACCCTAAGACCTTCTGAAACAGTTGCTCCTGTGGCGGGTCCTGTAGGAGACGGACCAATTTTTTCCCCTAAGACTCTAACAAACTCATCGATAACCTTTTTATTTCCTTTCTTTATTTCCTCATAGAGTTTGCGTAATCCAGGATCATCAGCGTATTTTAAAAATAATGTTTCTAAATCAGCTCCTGATTGAGTTCCTGCTTGTGCGGGCATCGTAGGGTTATACCCTTCTTTTGGAAATTGTGCTCCGTATCTATCCACTAAGTCTTGTATTTGACTTCTTATTTCTTTTACAGAAACTTCGTCTCCGTATAACATTCCTGGACTAACAACGTCTTCTCCTTTTTCCCTCGCCGCAGCATCTCTATACGCCTGATCTATTTCCTTCAACATTGCGGGAGGAACATCAGTTTTAGTTACTGCTTTCCAAGTTTTTATAATAGCATCCGCACTCAGACCTATCGCAGCAGTTCCTGCAAACGCCCACGCTCCCACAACTCCTGCTTCTTTTAACATTTCATCAGGGTCCATATCGTGCGCACCCATTTTATAGCCTGCCACTAACCGTAGCCAGTCGCCTGCAGTTGCGCCCAATGCTGCCGCTCCTGAAAGTCCTAGAGTTTTTCCAGCTTTTTTAAAAAGAGTTTCCGACGCAGCACCTGCAGGAGTAAATTTTCTTGCTGCCCAAACAGTTAAACCAATATCTCCTGCGATTGCAGGCGCTTCTTGTACTAGAAAGTTATAAACATCTTCTCCAGTAGCGTACGGCGTATTTATTAATTGGAAATCTTCCTCTCCTTCTGGTTTATAAAGCACACCTAAAGAAGGATCACTTGGATTTATATATCGATAGTCCCCCTTTAATCCATGTTGTTCTCCTACAAGTTTAATTTGTTCTGCAGTCATGTTACGAGGACCAAAAGCTAATTTAGTTCTAAAAGAAGCCCCTTCTCCAAAATCATCAAACTGTAATTCGTTTCGAGGATCGAATCCTTTTGCAGCTATTTTTCTTGCTCGGTCTATTCCCCAAGGCTCACTAGGAGGAGGTGATGGAGGTCGGTTATACCGTAATTGATCCATTTGTCTTCTTTCTACACCTTCAGGACTATTCCATTCATCTAATCTTTGCATATATTCGGGGTGAAACTCACGCATATCGTATTCGATAGGAGCTCGGTTATATGGTGCTACTCTTGTTTCAAACTGTTTTGTCATAGCTTGTTTTATTTTATTTATATCTGAAGGAGTATACAGATTAAAAGATAAAGCTAAGTCGTTTAAAGAAGGATCCGCTAAATGAGCCGCCAGTTCTAGTTCTTTAGGTGATAACAAATCACCGTAAGTAACATTAGGATTATCCTTTAGTCCACGAGCAGCTAATTGGTCTGCCACGCGCCTTCTTTCTTCGTAAAATTGATTTTCTTGTTCTTGTGGGGTTGCCATTATTAATACAGACTCTCTAGTTCGTCTAAATCCTTTTGAAGTTGTTTACGGGGCTCAGTTCTTTCAGTACCCATTTCCCTTAACTCTTTACGTCTTGTGTGTTCTCGGTATTTTTTAATATCTGGAATATCTCCAAAACGTTTATAAAAGTCTTTAAATTCATAGTTTGCAGCGTCTAACCAATCAGGTTTTCCATTAACCGTAGGAGGGATCCAATAACCCGCGATAATTTGCGTGAATTTTTCGTCATCCAATGGATAGCGCCCCGTTGTTAATCTATTTTGAGAAATTGCTCCCCTTATTGTATTATCTGTTGAGTTTACTAAGGTATCTACAAAACCCAATAAATTATCTTTAGCGGTTTGTGCGTCTTGCGTAGCGCCAAAACCTACCATTTCTAAATGGAAGGCTAAATCTTTATCAGATAATGTTCTGCCCGTTTGACCATTAGCCGCCGCAGCCATATAAGCTAACTGTAGCATAGTTGCTCTAGTTCGTACGTTGTTATACGCCATATCTCCTAAAGAAGCTTTGAAGTTAGTTCCTGGATTACCTTCTTCGAAAGCTTGCATAGCGGCTTTCATTTGTGCGTCATCCCCAGACTGTATAGCTTGATACAAACGTTTAGCTAGTTGACCAGAACCTTCTCTACCTATAGACCCTGCTGTTCCATCACTTAAATCATCGGCATCAGCAAAAGCATTTAATACATTACCTCCCCCCATTAGTGCACCTATTTGTTCAAAATTAGCTGTTGCACTGTTAAGTAAATTTCCTATACTGGTTACTACCGTTAATGGTTCTTGAGTTGGATCTGCTATACCCGCATCAAACATTTTAATAGCCTCGTTTGCTAAGGTTACCGTTGATATTAAAGCTGTGTCTTTTGCATTAAGTTCTACGTCAGCTTTCATCAGCTCTTGTAAGCGTGGGTCTTTTAATTCTGAAGCTAAACTCATACTTGGTTGATATTTTTGTTCTATCCAATTACCCTCCAATGCTTTTATATTGGTATACCCTGTTTTATCATCGTTCATTACCCAGACATCCCCTCTAGGGTCAGCAAACCCACTACGACGATCAGTTACCCCTAGTCGAGCTTTATCGGCATCTTCAAAAACTTTATAAGTTAAATTATCTACGTCTTCAAGAGCACTTGTTAGAAAAGTTCCTCTACTGGCTCCTTTAGCCAGTCGAGCGTCTTCTTTTCCTTTTCTAATTCGCATATATGTGTCTGCGTAATCTTTAGCTCCCCTATCCATAGACCCTGCAGCTAGAATATGTGCAATCTCGCCTAAACCAAAACTGTCCTTTTCTTCAGGAGGTCCGAATTGTTTATACGTTTCTAGCATAGCTAATTTTTTTCTATTATCTTCCGCCGCTGCTAAAGTTGGTTCTTGTGATAATCCGCCTAATGAAGATAAATATTCTTCGTCACTCAATATTTCAGGGTCTTTATCAAAAAGACTAAGTAATCCTTCTACAGCAATAGGTGCAAGAGAACCATATTTTTCTTTAGTTGTGGGCTCAGGTGCTCTCCTAACAGGTCCACGAGGAGTTGGAAAACGCACAGGAGACGGTTGTAGTGTTACAGGAGTGATTCCAGGAGATTGTTGTCCCCCGAACGTTGGGAAAGGCAAAAAACCTCCTATTCCTTTATTTCCATTTGCCATTTTATTCTCCTATAGGAATGATCCATAATTACCTAATCCATAATTTTGGGAAGTGCTAAAATAACCTCCCAAACCACCACCATATCCTGGACCGCCAGGTCCAGTTCCAGGATTACCTCCAACGCCTCCATATCCAGGAGGAGGGGGTCCTCCTACTGCTGTTCCACCGATTGTTCCTCCTGCGGGAGTGTAGTTAGCATAATTCGAGGGGGCTCCCCCTGCGTAACCATAACCACCTGCTAACGGTCCAAGAGACGCGGTAAGCGCTCCTACGTTTTGTAATGTTTGCATTGGTAAGTTATATTGACCAACAAAGTTTTGGTAATTAAGATCCATAAGCGACTGGCTTCTTCCTCGACCGAGTCCACCCATGCCCATCATGCGTTGAATATCTTCTCCTTGTAATCCTTGAAGTGCTGGAGCCATACCGCCGTACGCACCTCCAAAGCCTGCTAAGCCTTGACCACCTTGTAATCCCATTCCAAAATAACCTTGTCCTAGTTGTGATTGAAGCCCTGCTAATCCTCCTAATCTACCCATTCTTGATTCAAAAGCTTGTTGAGCTCTATTAGCGGCGTCTTGATAGCCTCCAGAACGAATATTTCCAACAGCTTCGGCTGCTCCTCTAGCTGTATCTGCCGCTAAATCTTCTCGTCTTAATCGAGACCTAGCGCCTCCAAACGCTCCACCTCCAACAGCTTCATCTCTGAGAGCCATGTCGCCTTTAGATAATCCCTCTCTTACGTCCCTAAGTGTTTGTTGTACAACGTCTTCTTCATAGGGGTTGTAATAACTACCTATGCCTCTTGGGTCAAAACCCGCAGTAGACGCATAACCAGTGTCTTCTGATCTACCGTATAGCCCTCGTCCTAACTCCTGTCCTGCCCTAACACTTCTACCTGCTTCATCTAGTAACGATGATTGTTGTCTTAGATACGGTCTATAACTACCGATCGCAGCATCAGAAAGTTGCATACCATACAACTCTCTGGGATCAAAATCAGCTACTCGTCGTCCTGTATAAGTAAAAGGACTAGAATCCGCTTCGCCATACTTAGCAAACTGATCGTGTAAAAAAGTAGAAGCGTAAGGAAAAATCCCTTGCTGTAAAAATTGCCCTATATAGGGGGCGGGGGCTTGACTCGAATATTCTTGATCTTCTCTACTAGCCATATCTCATATTTCCTAATTTATTAAACTTAGTTAAAGCGGCTATACCTTTAGCGTGGTTGCCTCCTCCTGCTTGATCAACAGCGGCTTTAGAAAGCATAAACTCTCCATTACTCGCCATAACAGGTATTAAATCGTCTTTCGGTCCTCCTGGACCACGCATAGCTCCTCCGTTAGGCATAAACATAGGTCGCTGTAAAACACCGCCATCAGCAAACGAAGATCCTTCGATAGGTTTAAATTGTACTTGCCTTCTCCTGTTTGCGTTTCCTGGAAGTGTTTGCGTTCTTGATACACGAGCTTTAGGTTTTTCTTTTCCACTTATTAACCTTTTTGCTCCTGCAGTTCCAATGTCCGTCATTCCTGACATAATAGCTTTTTGAACTTCTGGTGGTTGGCTTTCTATCCATGCCTGTAGTTTTTGCATTGTACTGGGCTCAGGTAATTCTGGAGCAGGGATATCAACCTCTATTTCTAAATCAGGTTCAGGTATTTCTAAGGGCATATCTACGGCAAAATCGGCTTCCGTTAATAAATCCATAATACCTAGTCCTCCTCCAAGAGAACGATTTAAGTACCCTCCTAGATACATTCCCGCTATTCCATAATTTTCTAAGTCAGAAGGATCCAGACCTGCCGCGTTTAGTTGCTCCATAAGCATTGACATTTGATCGGGGTCTGTTGGCTGAGTAGGATCGTCTGTTGTAAATTCTCCAAAACTTTGAACTTCACTTCCTTCTACAGGAGCAATATCCATTTCTGCTCCTGCTTCTGGTTTAGGAACAGTTCCACTACCTATCTGTGCAGGCGCTTCGGGGTCTCCTAAAATTTTGCGGGTTAGAACATTAGTAGCTGTTTTAACCGCTACTGCTGTTGCGATATATCCCATAGTCATAATACTTTCTCCATAATTCTATCTATCTGTTCTATATCAAAACCTTTTAATTCTAATTTAGAAAAATCATCAACGGTTACTTCATTTACAACTTCGTCGATAGTTAAACAATCTGTTCTGTGTACTGTTATAAATGTACATTCTTCATGTATGTATAAAACTCTTTTTGTGCCTGCTTCGGTTATTCCATGAAAGGGTGCTTTTATCCGTTCCACGCCTTTATCACTATAAATAGATGCTTCACCTTTCATAATAAAGAAAGGGTGGTTTTTAGCATGTATCTTAGTTGCGACTAATAGGTTTTTAGGCATAACAATTTGTCTTATATACTGACCATCTGCAAAGTTATGTGTAACGGCTCCTTCTGTTTGACCCGTTATTTGACTGTTTAAGTCTTGATTATTGTTTTCTTCACAGTGTTGCCTAATAGCTTCTTCAAATTCTTTTATTTTATTTTGAAATTTTATTTTATTTTCTTTATGATCAAAGAATTCCTGTACTTCTTGATATTTAATATCAGGACTTTTAATTAAAGCAAGACTCATTAGAAACGGCTCCTTGTTTTTATTCTTTTTCCGTTAGCCGTGTATATATAGAAGTCTGAACGACTTCCTTTCTTGCCTGCGTAAGCTTTTTTATCAACTCCAACCATGTCTCTCCTGCGTATTTTAACGTTTTGCGGGTTAAAGCCCTTCCCGTAAGCTGCAGCACAAGGTCTGGTCCCTTGATTATATATCAAAAAGTGAAAATTTTTAAAGGTTTTTCTTTACCTTTTACTTGTATCGGGGAAAGTGGTTTTAAAGTATATCCACAAAAAAGTTCGGTTTGTTCACCAATTAAAACAGAAACTCCCGCTTCTTTAGTTCCTGATTCAAGTCTTGCAGCGGTATTTACTGCATCTCCAATAGCTGTATAATCAAATCTTGATGAGGAACCCATATTACCTATTACTGCTTCTCCTGTGTTTATTCCTATCCCTATTGCTATACTTGGTAAACTTTTACTTTCTAATTCTTTATTAAGTTCTTCCATATTCTTTATAATATCTTTAGCGCAATCCACCGCTATTTTTGGGTGATTTAACAAGTCTAATGGAGCATTAAATATAGCCATCATGGCGTCTCCAATGTACTTATCCACCATACCACCGTGTTTTTGTACGGCTTCTTGTTGTGCGGTAAGGGCTTTGTTCATAATAAACGTAACTTCTTGAGGGTCCAATGCTTCAGACATGGCGGTGAAGCCTCGCACGTCTGTAAATAAGAAGGTAGCTTCTTTCTTTTCTCCTCCTAATTTTAGAAGATCAGGGTTCTTTTGTAGTTCTTTTACCTGTCTGGGGTCTAAATAATGCTCAAATTGCTTCTTAATCTGTTGTCTTAGCTTATACTGTTCTCTAAATCTAAGGTAAAAAGCCGTAGTTCCTGTAATAAATTGGCTAATTAATGCCCAAGTAACGTCTATTAAAACCCCAGAACCTATCGTATAGACGCCGTAAGACGCCGTAAGCGCCAGTATAAGCCCCGCAGAGGTTATCCCTAGAGTTATCCCAAAAAGGTTAATAAACGCCCATATAAGCGCTACAGAGGCTAAAAATATACCCAGTTCTAAGGCTAACGCATAATCAGGTATTTTGGGGCTATCCTGGATTAAAATAGACTCGGCTAATGCTGCCTGAATCTTATGTGGCTCAAGCAATCCAGCAGGAGTGGCAACCTGAGGCATAATGCCTTTAGCGGTGATACCCACAAATACAAATCTTCCTTCAATATCAGGAGCTTCGTTATACAGCTCATTTAATGTAAATTCAGGAGTATCTACCCAA